ATTTTTTTATCGCTGGTATGTAAGTTACATCCGAATGGATATCATGCCCGTATTTGAGCCGGTGGATACGCCTATCGGCGCATCCAGCGCATCCAGCGCATCCAGCGCATCCAGCGCATCCAGCGGCTTGGTTCTACCTAAAGAAATTATCATCGAGATAATACGGCGATACCAGGGTAGGCTTATGACCCTGCTAGTTGTTAGCAAATGGGTCGGTCGCGTCGCCTTGGATCATCTTGTAAAATATCAATCTATCACGGATGTACCACATAACGGATTATTAGGACGGGCTCGTAATGTGTATAGGGTTCGCGTGGAAGAACCAACCTCAGTCAGCGACATTAACTGGTTAAATCCGGTTATATTGTACATAGATGCCTGGTTTGACGCGTCAGAGCCTCTTGTGTTGACAAGACTCACAAAACTAATGATAGGTGGTGATTGGTTGGCGAGTGAACACATGTTGGCGTTGACGACGTTGACGTCACTAGATATTCGCTGGTCCCCGCGTGTCACTGCGGTAACCGCGTTAACACGCCTGCGTGAACTAAAAATTGGGCATACCGTTGACATAAGCGGTCTTGCGTTGGAGTCGTTGCATATAAACGACGTGGACATTCCGCTGATCGCATGCACATCTTTGCGCCGGTTGTGTATCTATAGTTGCGATCGAATGCCAGTAATCGCAGGTAGGATTATGCTTGACAATGCTGAGTTTAACAACGTAGTGATACCAAGGGATTATATGGGGTGTACTCGGACGCTTACCCGATTGGATATGATAAATACAAGAATACCGGATGGATTTCTCCGCGATATGCCGCTGCGCGAATTGTTGATACATGGTGTTGGTGATCCAATTAATGACCTGCCGCTATGCTTACAGCGGCTTGAGTTTGGTGCCGCTGACATTCCCAATATAAACCAATGCAACATGTTGACTCATCTGAGCATTGATACACATCATCCTGACTGGCTCATCGATAATGCTCACATGCTGACCAATTTATTATCACTGGTGGTGTGCAGTGACACCGCTGGCGACGACGCCATTGCAAAATTCACGTCGTTGACATCATTGGATCTACGATGCAACGAACTATACACGGCGGTTACCAACGCGGGGTTGCGGCCACTGACGCGATTACAAACGCTGACTATTGACGGGAATCGCGATATTACGGCGGCGGGATTAAGTCATTTAGATGCGCTGACACGACTAGATGGGGAAACCAACGCCGTTAATTATCACGAATTATATCGACTGATACAGCGACACCGGACTTTATATGGCGTGACTACGGTTAATCCGGCGCTTCGTTTATTAATATAATAGGTATTGTTACGTAAAAAAAAGCAACACCAGCGTTACTGTTCAACAGAATTCGCGATATTCGTGGTGATTTTATTACCACGCGATCCTGTGTAAAGTTTGCGATACCTATAAATCTTATTTTTGCACGCCGATGTTAGCAATGATTTGTACGCTTGGATATTCGTGAGTGGTAAATGTGAAATGCCGTAGTCGGTAATATGCCGATTTTTTGTTACATCGAGAACACGTAAATTAGTCAACGTGCGTAATCCTTGATCAGTTACAAGTGACCGCGCGGGCATGCGAGCAATTTGAATATCTGAATGCGGTAAGTATATTACGGTGGTCATGGGTAACACACAACCAATCACTGGCAAAGAAATCCATGAGGTTATGGACGTGGAGTGACCTTACCTATTCTATCCGTTTTTACCTTCACGTATGCAGGGATTGTATGATGAATATATCCATGACGTTGGCAATATGGCGAAGATGGAATCCTTCACTGGCCGATATGATGAGTTTCAATCTATCGAGATTGGCCGTACTGGCCCAGAACGCATATATGCGTGTAGATTTAACGACTTTAATAACTTTGGTGGATTAGCGAAACATCCGGTGTTTATGGTGTTGGAGCGACATCATGCGGGGCAGGTGAGTAATGTTAGAGCTATTAACGCATTCCAAGAAACTTGGGCAGGTACGCCTAAGCTCGCCGCGAGAATGATTACTGTGCATTATTATATTGGTGCCGAATTTCGATGGGTCTACAAGATTACATCAACTTGATCGTGGATTGTTTGTTTTTTTTTTGCTATACAATGACTAATTATAAAAAGTGAATTATTGGTGTCTGTGATTAACAATGGTAGACGTAGGATGGGGACTACCCAAAGAAATCTTCACGATGATTATGTCATACGACAGTGTGCCGACGTACGTACTCGTGCGAGTATGTAAATGGTTCAGCAGCAACATACCGCCGTGCAGATATTTATATGTTGACCTATCGCACATCAAGCAAAGACAAAGACGCATGGTGGTACATGCACTTGTGCGTATGCGGCGAGCTCAAACGCGTGCATTAAAGCTCGGACCAGGTTGTGGTATCGATATGCATGATATTGTCACTATAAAATCATTGACGTCGTTGGACGGACTTCCTGTGGGAAGCGGCAAAATGTTGTTGACACAACTTCCTAATTTAGTTCATTTGCGAATAAATGAACATAGTTGGATCAGTATGGATGTGCTATTGAAATTAACGTCGTTGACATTACTAAATAACAGTTGTGGTGGGGCCGGTCCTGTGTTGCATGACATAAGCCGGCTAACTAACTTGACCTCGCTGCGGACACATGTCATGTATACCGAAGATTTGCGATCGATGACTAATTTGCTATCATTGGGCGGATTAGTGCACACTGAGATGGTTCCGCATACTCTTACTAGTTTAGATACGATAAAGATTAGTGAACTTGTGCATCTTCCTAATTTATTGTCGCTGCGTGTAGCAGGGATAAATACTGAAATACTTGGGACGTTTACGACGCTAGAATCATTAACGATCGATTTTATGTATTTGCATGATCTTTACCATTGTAATGATGGATGTGATGAGGGTTGTAACGACGCATATAATCATGGTGATATATCCGATTGTGTTTTGGGGATGCCTGCGTTAACATACGTCGATGCTCCTGCAAAAATAATAGACAGTGGTGTGATATTTATGTTATCGAATCTCGTAGACTTGAATGTGGCGAACAGCAGGACTAACACAAGAGATAGCGAGTCGACATTACGCGATAAGATGATGAGCTATGATCAGTACTAATTATGCTAGCGTTGAGTTTTTGATATGTATACGAGACTACATTGGTATGAATGTGAATAATTGTTTTTTTTTGTCTTGGCTGTCGGAAATTGAATAGTTGATGTTCTAGTTAAACTGATGGAGCTTGCAAAACAAATATCATTACCAACAGAGATTGTATGTGAAATACTGCTACGATATCAGGGTAGATTAATGCCACTGCTCCTGACAAGCAAGACTATTGGACGATTTGTCCTTAATAATCTTATAGGGTCAATCAGTGATCGTACATATACGGAAAATCCTAATGCTATGCTCGGACCCCCTGCAAACATCAAAAAAATTGATATACTTGCCGGAACCAAGCGCAATATATGTGACATAAAGGTTTTACAACGCCTAAATCCGAAATCGATAACAGTCAGCCGTGATGTTGCAATAGATTTTGCTGAGTTACCGCTAACTCGGCTGGATACATTATCAATACTTGATTGTTATGTGCCACACGCGCAGTTTATTAATGAAGGCGCAATAGCAACATTTTCTGGTTTGACGTCGCTGCATATTAGTGCGATCAAATCCATATATTCATTGACGATGATGACACAGTTGCGGACATTGACAATCGGAAGCACCATCGATATATCCGGTATTGCACTGGAATCACTTTCACTGATTCACGCCAATAATATAGTAGTTACATGTACATCGTTGCGACATTTACGAATTGATGGTGTTACTGCATTACCTAATTTGCACGCGAATATGTTGGACTCGTTTAACTGTTGTTATTCGGTTATTCCTTACGATTATTCCAAGAATATGGCTCATGTAACAAACCTTCGTGTAATAAGATCGAGCATACCAGAAGATTTCTTGTATATGCAGCCAATAGCTCTATGCATGGAAAAGGTCATATTAACAGAAAATGGCATGTGTGGCTTGCGGCAAATGACGCGAATAGAGGAATTGAGTTTTGACAAAATGCAATTCCCTGATATGTGTTGTAATTATATTGACACATTGAGCCTTGGTAACAACAAATATACACCTGCGTGGCTAGAAAAACATGCCGGCTCTTTAACGGCATTAACTACGTTGCTCATCAACAGTAATACCATCACCGACAATATGATATATCAACTTACGTCGTTAACATACTTGGACGCGAACCCAAAAGAAGACGAAAATGGTGTTAGTGGGTACACTGAATTCACTGATTATGGGCTTAAAAATATGACACTTTTAGAATCCCTTCGTTTCACCAATAATTCACATGTAACAGCCATCGGATTGAGTCATCTTGATAATCTGGAAAATCTGGATATGGTAGGTACTGATATCGATGATCTCGAGATGCAAAATTTAATCGAGGAGCGCCGAGGACTACTTGGCATTACAACCCCTAGTCCATACTCTTAATCCCGCATAGCCCGTAGCAGTTGATTTTTTGTATGGTTTCGGGCCGAATATAGAGGTTTCTGGATGTCTCATGTACTCTTGATTAATGCCAAAAATGAATTGCGATATTGCTAATTATTATCATGGAGCCCGAGGAAAAGAAGAGCGGTAGATGTAAAACACTAGAAGACTTGCGTAGAGAGTCAAAAGCTAAGTTCGGCAAAAAGCAATTTAGTTTCGGTTGCGATGGTATTACATTCACGAATTGGTCATCAAAGATCGGAGTGACATGTAATGTGTGCGCCATTAAGCGACCTGGCGGTAAGTATTCTTGGACAAATAATACACCGGCAAAGCATATAAAATATGGATGCGTAGCGTGCACTGATGAAAAGGAGTTTAAGGAGAAGTCTGCGCGTAAATATGGTGATTGGTTTGATAGTTCACTTGTAATATATAAAAATCAAGAAACACCCGTCAAACTTATCTGTACGAAACACGAGGGTGGATTAGTAATTGATGTGCTTCCTAGGAAGCACCTGGAACGATCTTGCAAGAATGGGGGTTGTAAACTATGTAGATACACAACCAGCCCGGAGTCTCGCGAGAAAGCCAGGAATAAGTTTTTCGTTAAAGCGCGCTCGAAACATGGCGATACATATATCTATGACAAGGTTGACTTCAGAGGAAGCAACGTAAAAGTTATAATCATATGCCGAATTCATGGGGAATTTGAGCAAACTCCCGATTGTCATACGCAGAAAAATGGTAAAGGTTGTCCAACGTGCGGGATAATTAAGCGTAGTAAGACCGCAACGAAGGAGCATGATGCGTGGATGATAGAAGTACGCGCGGTACATGGTGATGTTTACCTTTATTCGGAGGATTATGTTCGCGGAGATCTCCCAATTACCATTGTGTGTCGCCGACACGGAGAATTTCCGCAACGCGCTGAACATCATAAAAATGGCAGTGGGTGTCCTGATTGCGGATATAAAGCAGCATCCAAGAAAAAGTTGTTAGATAATGACGTGTTTATCAGTAATTGTGACCAACGTTTTCCTGGAGCGTTTAGCTATAGCAAGACTGCGTATACTGGTTCGACTAACGCCATAATTGTAACGTGTAATAATTGTGGAACTGATAGTGTAAAACTAGCGAGTCGTCACTATGGTCATGGATCATGTCCTACTTGCGCCGATAAAAGCAAAGGGGAAGCGATGATTCTCGAAATATTGCAAAAACGCGGGATTAAGTTTATGCCGGAGTTCAGATTCCCGGGGTCACTGCGTCGGTATGACTTTATAATATTTGCGTCAGATGAGATCTCCAAACCATGCCTTTTGGAATTTGACGGGAAACAGCATTTCGAGCGCGTCAAACATTTTCATCCAACTGAGGAAGATTTTGTATTGCGAAAACAAGTCGATGTTGAAAAAACAGTATGCGCCATCCAAAATGGATACGCGGTTATTAGACTTGATTATAATGTTACAAACATGGATGATATGGAAGTTTATCTGGAGAATGCTATAACATGCGCGTACGACTATGATGTGCTAATATCGTCGGGCATATACGCTGAGCATGTCCGTAACGTGACTAATACCATTGGATACGACTTATCCACGATTCACATTACTGACTTAATATAATGCATAATACGTAAAATCTGGCGATTATACGCAAAAAAAAAGATTTTGGTTGGTTTGCCGCGAGCGTTAAATGTGACGCGGCTTTGTTTTTTCTACGAAGCGTAGAATCGCTTAAGTAGAGTATCTAAGGACAGCTGAACCGTCTGCGGCGGTTATAGCACTTTTCAGTATATAACTCGCATCCCCCTAACTTTCGCCAGAGGCCTGACTATATCTTAAGCACTTACATAAGTAAGTACCAACTACCGTTTAGTCGATGTACAGCACGCATGCTAACAGATATAATTGCTTATAACGTTAGTTTAGCGCTTGGCTGCGGATTGCCCAATCCTTTGCGTTTTTACTGTGTCCGAGGTCATTATCCTGGATTCTTGCAAAGCCTTTCGGCGATGAAGTAGTAGCAAAGGCTCTAAGGGTGTTCCCGCAATTTGATAGTTTCGCACCATTATACCGCGTTATGCGGCACAAGATACTAGTAAGTTATATGCGCATGCTAAACCGCTGTCAGGTTTAGTCATGTGATCAAGTTTACACTGTTTACCCGTTATAGTACTTTGATAACTATATCGGCAGCTTACTGTTTCATTCCAAACGTTAAGAGTCCAAATGAGTAAGAAATTTATGGCAATGGCCAAAGTAAGGAGATCCGCTGGAGTGGCGGAGGTAACATAAGAGCTGACGTATTGAATGTAGAATTCACGTGCTCTTGAGACGTTAATATGCGTTTATACCACATCAAATAGGCATTTCCTCCTATTATCATTTGACATTGTGTTTTCTCCGATGTGCACATAAAGCAAAACGCTCTATTCATCGGCATATACCACAATCACCATCTCTGGTGGGACTAGACTATATCTTAAGAAATCGTATATGATTCCCGATCGACATTTAGTCGTTGAACTGCATCCATGTGCCATTTCGCTACACGTTCCTTTGTATGTACGCGTCGCAATATAGCATTTAGGACTTGGCTGCTGATTGACTCTATCTATTAATTTTTTACCATACCCGCAATTATACTAACATATAATGGCTTTTATCAAGTTTCCCTGAGGTGTTAACTCTATCTTTCGATGAGTTAACGGTATTAATAGCTTAACGAGTGTTTCCAGCAATTTGACGATCTTGCAGTTGTTGACTTGTGCAAATTATAAGTCACAACTACTAGCACATGCTTTTACATGCACTTTTACAGGCCAGAATTACGAAAATTTTGATTTAGACCTGAAGGTTGATAAGTTCCGGGGTAGAGGCAAAAGTTCAACATCATAGCTCCTTGATCTTCAGGAGTAATAATGTTAGATCCTCCAAAGGTGTAAGATTGGTAATCTCTAAAGAATTGGGCTTTGAAGACGTTGTAAATGTTGATACCATGAGCTTGAAGTTGAAGAGTATCAATGGTTTCAGTGATAATAGGATAAGTTAATTTCTCAGCGGCTTCTTGAGAGTAGTTAGTCTTATGCTTGATGTCAATAATTCCGAAGGCAACTGAGTCATCAATCATAGTGTCGCTGTTAGCTTGAGAAGTAATATCAACACTAGTATCAGTGAGAAGGGTGAGTCTGTGCCAGTCTCTGTATTGGTTAGGATTGGCGCTGGACACATTGACAGCTGGTCTAAGACCAGTGAAGAGAGTCTCAATTGGCCATTTAAGTTGAGATAATAAGATATTATCAACGCTAACGGCGACTCTGTTTGATTGAAATCTGTGAACTCGGATTAAGGAAAATCCGATACGTTTACTTATGAGGCCAACCATAGATAACTAAATGCATGTCAGGTTATACATTTAGCATACGCACTCAAATCATTTACTAGATGAGTTTTCGGTCATTACAGTTTCTGCACTGCTCTTGTAGATCGCGTATACGATCCAGTGCCATGTGCTGTAATACCACTCTCGTGGTGGAAGAGACTATACCTTAAGAGTATTAACAGCTGCAGCTATTAAACCCCCATTACCGTCTAGTCGTTGAACCTGCTTCTAGATAGCAAACTGCACAATTTATCAGTTTGCTATCTAGAACTTGGATGCGGATTGACTCTATTTCATGCGTTATTACCATACCCACGGACCATCTTTATGATGCGCCGCTTTTATCTCCGTTATAAGAGGTGCTGTCAAATATCACTACGTGACAGCGGTAGCATGAACCTAGCGAGTGTTTCCCGCAATTTGGCAATGTCGCAGTGTTGTATTCTATTGAGCATTTACCGAATAATCGGAACGAATACAGCACCACTAGCCCATACGGTTATATGGACTTTTCTACACAGTTGTGTTTATGTAGATGTCATGACGATGATACCAGCCATCCCTACGGCATTTCTTCCGTAGATCATAAGCTATCGCGCATTAGAGTGTCTTATGCTCCTATCTCGCGATCACACTTTCGTGTGGGTCTAGACTATATCTTATGGATATGCATGAGCATACCCCCACCGACATTTAGTCGTTGAACTGCATAGTTATTGGTTTATGTTTAGTTCTCTTAGCAATTTGTTATAGTATTCTTCAGCTGCTTGCTTATTTTCTTCCAGTGTGCGATCTTTGCGTTCGAACCGTTTATCGTACGTTATGCCTTTATGCACTTTGTTAACTCTGTAACCTTTTTTTGTCTGGATAAATCCGCGTCTGTTGCGTAAATCTGCATCACCTTGTTTTGGTTTTACATAAATTACATCAGCGTCTTCCAGTTGTTTATAGAAGGTCAGAGCTGCTTCTTTAGCATTCTCAAATGATCCATACTTTACGGAAGAGAATGTTTTGTGCTTGCATCTGGGATGATTATTGAATACTATTTGCTCACCTTTTGTAGCATTATTTCGATATGCGGTTTTTGGAGGCAACCCTTGTAATTTTTCATTACGAATTTGATCTATCAGTTCGTGCTTTCGCTCTTTAATTCGTCTGATAGACTCTTCGCAGTGAGTAAACTCGGTTCCTCCACTTGTCAAGTTGTACCCATTTGGCGCTTGACTATTATATAGCTTAATGTAGAATATTTCACGTGCATCAAGTATTGCCAACTCGGGTTCTTCGAGTATTGCAATCTTGAAATGTTCTATCCCATGATATGCCATTGCTTTGTAAAGATAAGAGTTTTGAAGACGTCTTACTTTATCGGCATTATTCTCATTTTCTTTGAGCTTTTTTCCGCATGTCGTATGCTGGTTCCATCGTATATCCAGAGCATTTCGCGTCTGGCCGATGTATACCTTTGGTGATTTGTCGCTAGAGATCATGTAAATGATACCCTTAACTACTTGGCTGCCGATTGTCCAATCCATTACGTTTTTACTATGCCCTACAATATTCAATTGTATTTTACGTAGTTTCCCACGGGTTCCGTAGTCTATCTCACGATGACTAGGTAGTAGTAATGGCTCTAAGGAGTTTCCGGCAATTTGACGGTGTCGCAATTATCAGACTAGACATTGGGCTTAATAGCTCAGTATCTGATAATCACTAGCATGTAATTTTGTACACACTTTTTGAAACTAGCACTTAATTTCAGGATTCACGAAGATGTTATTGCTTTGATACCGACTACATTGCACCCATTTCCTGATGCATGTATTAGTCATTACAGTTTCTGCGCGCTAACGCCATATACTGTAATCCGACTCGCGCCGGGGAGTAGACCATATCTTAAGGGCGCGGCGCGTTTGCGCTTGTACCCCCATTCACGTTTGGCCGTTGAACTGCACACTTGATCTTGCAGCAACATATTGCTGTAATGCCAAGTGCTTGGCTGCGGATTGTCTCTATGTTTCACGTTTTTACTATGCCCACGGTTCACCTTGCGGCGAACTGCTTTTACCAAGTTTCCCTGGGGTTCCGTAGTCTATCTCACGATGACTAGGTAGTAGTGAAACCCTAACGAGAGGTTCCCGAACAATTTGAGAATGTTGCAGTTGGATATTACTCGAGTACGCATTAGCGTGCGTACCGTCGCGGTAATAACTAACCACTAGCCGATGCTTTTACACAGACTTTTATACACCAATATCAATGTATAACTCCATGAGGGAGATTTGTTGAGTAGTATCGATTACTGAACCGTCGGCAAGAACCGGGGTAAGAGTAACGAATCTCTTGACGTCAGTAACTCCAGTGGCCATAGCAGTTCCCTTTCCGAGCGAGGCAGAAAGAGTTTGAAGGACAGTGAGTCTTAAGAACATGTTACCAGGAGCGGTAAACAAGAGATTAGCTTGAGTTTCAACATCAACGGTGATGAAACGTTGGCCATAAGGAATGGACACAGAGGCGATTGACAACCTAGGGTCACGATTAACGATATACCGCATCAAATAGGCATTTCCTCCTATTATCATATGCTGTTGTGTTTTCTATACGTGCACACGTATCATATACCACAACCACCATCTCTGGCGGGACTAGACTATATCTTAAGGGCATAACGCGTATTGCGTCATACCCCGATCAACATTTAGTCGTTGAGCTGCATCCATGTACGCGGAAAATAATTCCGCGTATTTAGGACTTGGTTGCTGATTGGCTCTATCTATTGTATTTTTACCATACCCGCACTTGTATCTTACAATACAAGCACTTTTATCAAGTTTCCCTGAGGTGTCGATGTTCATCTTTCGATAAATCAACGGTAACAATAGCCTAACGAGTGTTTCCAGCAGTTTGATGATCTTGCAGTTTTTAGCTTGTGCAAACTTTAGCTAAAACCACTAGCACATGCTTTTACATGCACTATTACTGGCGTAATTCACCAGAAGATTAGCGGTATCCATAGGTCCAAAGCTGGCTGTACAGCCTTTGGAGTTTGTGGTCCGTTAACAATTCTTGAAACTCTCTTGCAGTTAAGACTAGCGTTGACAGGAGAACCATAGACTGGTAATCCGTTAATGTCAACAAGGCCAACAATTTGGGATCCGTAGTTGGATGTTCCATTGATGGCAATTAAGTCAGAATAAGCATCTTGAGGGACTTCTTGTCCAGTAAGTCGTCTCCATCCGGTTAATTTACCAGGAGCAACTCTGAACTTTTGATGATACATCATAGCTTCAGCAGTGTATTCATCTACATGAACTGCTAAAGCGGGTTATATCCAGTGAACAACTTTATACAAGTTGCGCACACCGTTGAGCTCTGCCAGTTATCATGGCTCCTCTCAGCGCTACCTTTCGGCAGGGGTGGACTTTATCTTAAGCGCGGCTATTACTAGCTACGCCGACTAACGCTAAGTCTCTGAACGTTACTCTTTTATTATTAATTGGCTGGTAAGGACTCAAGATAATCCTTTGCATTTTGCAACTTCGTTTCATCAGGTATGTTTTTACCTTCAAATACTCGTTTATGCATCACACCATTGATTTTACGCTTAGCCACATATCCCGTTCTAAATACAGTTATTCCAACTGGAAGATCAGGTTTGGCCTTCTTAAATTCATGCTTTACATTAGTCGTAGTTAGCTCGTTAAGAAACTCCAGGGCAGCTTCTTTACATTCATCCATTGATCCATGTTTACTCAATGTAAATGATTTGTAGCTACATAAAGGATGACCACAAACGGCAAACCCGCGGGCGTTACCTTTATTGTGTGCCACGATATACATTGGCAATCCTTTTGTTTCTTCTCTACGATACTTATCAAGATGCTTAACAGCTTCCACAATAGCAAGTTCACTCATGAGTTTTTTGGTATCCTCATGATGGCGGAAATGACCTCCGCCACTGGCTAAGTTAAAACCATTAGGCTTTAGTGAATTGTATTCCTTGATAAGAGATATTTCTAACGAGTCCAACTCGTCATCGGCCACATTGTCACATATAACCGTAAATGTAAAGTTGTCAATACCGTGTTTAAACATGGCATTATACAAGTATGAAGTTTTTTGTGCACAATCATCAATCTCGCCGAGATTGTATTTTCTTACTTTCTCGGCGCATTTTTTATGACTGTTCCATCTTATCTGAACATCATTGCAGGTTTGCCCAATATAGTGCATTCCGTTGATGTTACATGTTATAAGATAAATTGTACCCATGAATTGATGAATATACAATTTCATTGCGTCTTTTTAATTAATAATATTAAGAGTCTTCGCTGCGGATTATCCAATCCTTTACGTTTTTACTATCCCCAGGGCTATTAACTCGGGCATTACAGTGTATTTCTACCTGTAAGAAGTAGTAAAGGCTTTAGGAACTTCCCGCAATTCGAAAGTCTCGCAATTATTGCTGATAACAACGCATAAACGCGTCAAACGCATAAACGCGTCAATTGCAATAATCACTAGCTAGGTCGTTTACCGTGCTGGAGCGCACGCGACCTAACTTTTATCCTCTAGATGGTTAAAGGATTTCCATTTACCTCGAACTTAACTTTCTTAAATAGACGTTGTCCAGGGTATTCGGCGTATCTGACGTAGTTGCTTCTTGCAGCACCAACAGTAAGAACGTTACCTTGAATATCGACGTATTCTTGAATGTATTGGGTGTAAACACCACTGACGGTGTTTTCAACGCCAGATGATTTTCTGACGCTGGATGCGACTTGATTGGCGCTGGCGACAAAGGCTGGAAGAGCAGGAACTGTTCCAACGGTTGCGCTAGTAGCACCGAGAGTAGCATTAATGACCATGTCATTGAAGAAATCCACTTCATGGTCATGGGTATACCGTACCTAACGGAATACCCGAGTATTTAAGACAGCACATTACACACTGTCTTATTCCTAAGTTCTGGATTCTATTAATCCTCCTCATAGGAACACGCTTTCGCGTGAAGTTAGACTATATCTTAAGGCGAAACACGCATGTCTCACCCGATTACCATTTAGTCGTTGAACTGCACGCCTTCAAGTAACTCTTGCGAATTACCTAAGTGGGCGCTTGGCTGCGGATTTCCGATTTCACACCACTGTTATTAGTGATGATCATTTCAAGCGTTTTTACCATGCCCTCGGCCATTAACTGGGGTATTATGCTATATTACTATGCATAAGTGGTAGCTTGAACTTTACGGGGTTCCCGAACAATTTGACAATCTCGCAAGTAACATAAATAGAATTCATGATGTTACTCACTAGCATATTGTTTACCGTGCTTTTTTACTTCCATAACGGGATAACCCGTTGCACGCAATATACTTTCTTCAGCAATTTCTTACCGAATTGTGGAATACTGAACTGTACTGATCCTCCGAATTGTGGAGTTCCAGTATTGGCTCGGACCTTATTATACTCATATCCGAGAGCAGCGCGCTCTCTCCACGCAAAGTTGTAAACTTTACGCTCATAAACTCCTGGCTATACATTGCCTTAATTTTATGACTACCTTTCGGCAGGGGCAGACTATACCTTACGCATACGAATATGCGCACGACCGTCTAGTCGTTGAACTGCACGGTAGTATCCGGATTAACCTTGTTACTATCGCTTGGCTGCGGATTGCCCATTGTTACATTCTTTACGTTTTTACCATGCCCATGCAATTACTTAATTGTAAACGCACTTTTATCTACTTTCGCAGAGGTTCCACTGACTATCTCGCGATGTCAGGGTGGTAGTAAAGACTTTAGGGTGTTCCCGTCAATTTGATCGTGTTGCAATTATGTACTGTGTATTCTATTTAACGTGGAGCCGTAACTTCACGAGTACATAATCACTAGCCTGTGCTTTTACACAGACTTTTACCGTCAGCTGCTAATGCTTGATTATAGCGTGAGTATCGCTATAATTCGGTTTAACGGTTTAAAGTGAGCGTTGACAAAACGTTTTATCCATTGGTCGCAATGACCAACCACGTAAGCTCGGGAAGTATCCTCTTCTTTATCTTACGGCGCGCTCTCACGCGGGACGGACTATATCTTAAGGGTTCGATGATAAATATCTTACCCCCACCGCCGTCTAGTCTCTGAACGGCATAGTTAAATATAAATACCCAACTACTTGGCTGCGGATTGCCCAATCATTTACATTTTTACCTTGCCCATGCACTTGCGTTATTACACACAAGTGCACTTTTATCTACTTTCGCAGAGGTTCCATATTCTATCTCACGATGAACAGGTGGTAGTAAAGGCTTAAGGGGTTTCCCGGCATTTTGACGGTGTCGCAACTAATATGCTGGATAGGTTATTCAACCAACTCACCTTGTTGATTAAATAGTGTATATTAGTTACTAGCCTACGCTTTTACGTAGACTTTTTATCCCAATTGTCTTAGTTTAGGATGTGAGTACGCTCGATATCAACGAGGGTTGGGGTAGGATCTGGGACGATCCTGATCTTAAACAATGGTAACTACGACCATTATTATATCATAAGCTCGGGAATGTCGTAATTCTTTATCTTATGACGCCATTTCTGGCGAGGCGGACTTTATCTTGACAGCGCTCAATCGCGCCGCCGTTGCCGTTAAGTCTCTGAACTTTACGGTTAATGAATAACACGTCTTAGCTGCTGATTGACCAATCCTTTGAATTTTTACCATGCCCATATGTACACAACTACATACTTTTATCTACTTTCGCAGAGGTTCCGCTAACTATCTCACGATGTTAGGGTGGTATCAAAGGCTCTAAGGTTATTCCAGCAATTTGACAACGTTGCAAGCAATATAACATACGACCTTAAGGATTATTCCTCACGTTATATTGCCCACTAGCCTGCGCTTTTACGCAGACTGGGACTCCCAGTTCAATCCCTGTTTGGATCTCATACACATGATGTCTTTGATCCGGGAATTAAGTAATTCCGTTGCCATTATCATTCTGTCCGTAGAATACCGCAATACAGGAATTTCACCTGTATTACCTCTAGATTTGGGGTTCCACAACCTTAATACTACAGCACCCTTTCAGGATCATTATCGTGTAATGATGTACATTATATGGCTATAAATGTACCGGGGCTAGACTTTATCTTATGAATAAACCATCATCGTGTTTCGTGTGCTAACGTGGCTCATAATGCACTACACTCCAGTTTATCCCCACCCTCGCTAAGTCGTTGAGGGTCGTACTTTCTATTTTTTACTAGTTACAATAATTGAATTTCTTTGTTCGTGGTTATCCTATTATGTTGCCAGAACACGATAACCCTGAAGTTGATCCCATGATTAATCCCAATCGCTCATCGGCGACAATAGCTTATGTGTATAAGCATACGTCCGTGATAAGCGGTAAATCTTATATAGGTCAAACTATACAATCTGTTGATGAAAGATGGGCGCAACATAAAACCGCGGCCTTTCGTCAGGAACACGGATGTCGTGTCTTCGAAAATGCTATCAATAAGTATTCACCTGATGGATTTACTCATGAAATTCTGATAAAGACAATGGAAAACTTGGTTGATTTCTACGAGGCATATTTCATTAATCATTATGACACTATCGCACCAAAAGGTTACAACCTAAGAGCTGGCGGTAATGGTGGATGTTCCGATGAAATGCGCGCACAAATGGTTATTGGAAATAACAAGAGGGTCGCGAAGAAATCATGGGGTCATGATGAACACAAGAAGGAAAAGTATATCGTCTGGTATCATGAGATCAATATACATGGTACCTTTTTAGAGGGGTATCGTGTATCTGATCATCCGAACGGCAGAAATAGAGTCTTTTCTAATTCGTCTCTGCATATTGACTTTAATTATGATTCGGCGATTGCATACAAACTGTTCTTGGACTCATATACTGGTGGGTATTATGACGAACGTGATATTCTTCCGATGCGCATCAGTCGATATAAAGGTACCGGATTTCAGGTAAAATATCCGGGGACAAAGTCGAAGCATATCAATACGGGTGATGTTGACGCTGATAGAGCCGCCGCATACGCATATTTGCGATCTGTTTGTCCGGAAGATCAACTTGTTAAAGTTTTCAAAGGAATGACTATTCCTGAATTGTAACTAATTAGTAAATAGGGTAAGTACGCTCCCTGCGGATTGCCGATTTCGTGAACTTATTCTTACAATTGGTGTTGTTTTTTAGTTCAGTCATCTCAAACGTTTTTACCATGCCTGACGAATGCTAGCATTCGTACTGCTTCAGAGTATTATCCTGGGTATCTATATGTATTTCTACACATAGAGTGGTAGTTTGAGCTTTACGGTGTCCCCGCATATCGGAGGTGTCGCTCTTATATATCTGTGGATTGACGATTACAAGTGATCTATACGCTCTTTTAAGCGGATAGCTACTCATAATTGGATATACAAGAACTAACCCGTGGTTTCCCACGGATTGGACCAACTGCCCTTTATAAGGGGTTTGCCTTACCATCATTGGCTATTAACTTGAATACTCCTGCAGCTGCCATTGTGTGCGGTCAGTATACATAGTAGGACAAAATATATAAAACAAAATATTATATCGGTGCGGCCGTTTTTAAGCACTTATATATACAAGCGCGCTCGCTATACCGTCACCGTTATGTTAGCCTACCTTCTCATCGCAGCACTCGTCGTAATTTACGTTTTCAGAGATAATATTAGACAAAAATACGCCGACTACGCCATCGGCATGGAAATCAACGGACAACGTAATCAGCTTGATATGCTCGGCAAACAACTCACAGCAAAAGAAAATGCAATGGATGCACAATGTAAGCTCGATCCAACCAGCTGCGTTGTTACCGCGCATCTGACCATGATTATGACCGGTCTCACTGCATCCAAAGCTACAGTCGCTAACATCCTCAACGATCTCACATCGACAGCCAAACAATTCGCCGCGGGACCCGCCATAACCGACGATCCGGACGCGTTCAGGTCAAACATCCGCAGTCAACTTGCACTCCTCCGCACACGTGTTACATCAGCAACAACCGACGTGAACACAGCCACATCCGCTGTTTAGCAAGTACAACTGTCACATGTCTTATTTTTTTACAACATCTGCATTTGAATTTTTCTCATATTCGATCAAATGGAGACCGCCTCGGCAGTAATACTTGAACTTCCCAATGATGTCTTACACGCAATATTCACGTACTGCGGCGATGTAGCTAGGGCTGCAAGTTGTAGCGTCAGCTCGCGGTGGTATAAATATGTACTTGACGTGTCGAAATCTCTTAGCGCGGTTCCAGAGATGTATGCATATGCACGCGTACAGTACACACTTAACAAAGCCATCGCCGTCGACATATTATCGGATTATCATTTAACAGTGCGCATTAGTGGTGGTGGTTTATTTGACTATCAACAACAGTTATGCATCGCGGGTAACCAATCGGTGTGTGAGCTCGCCATGGATCTCGGACTCAAAATATATCCCACTGGGGCTATTTTATCGCGGAACAAATGGTTTCATGAGAAGTTTCCAGCTGATTTTGCCTATATGTGGGGCAAGGATATCCTCAGAGTGATACTTAAACTGTTAAAGTACAACCGCAATGATACACTCTTGGAGTATTTCGGCGACAACAAATACGGACACTTCATGCCTGAAATATTCTCGGACCGGACACGTCTCGCCACGGCCGTGGTTAAATCCGCCGATATCCGTATCGTACGATGGTTGGTGCAATACGATGACAAACACATGAATCATATATTGTTATTCACTATTGTTGAGTTAGACGCAGTCGAGCTGATAGAGACAGTAATACACCTGGCCACGACTCCCCACGAAGTTTGCCGTCGTGGTTCAATAGCAATGTTCACACATGTATACACGTCATTAAACCAGCCGCTTGACCAACTTATAAAACATGCATTTGAGGCAGACAACCTGGTACTGTTCGAGCATATGCTATCATTAGGTGCATCCACCGATCATCTTGATTTCATCGACGGACTTGCAAATGGGGCACTCAAATGCAGTCTACGCATCCGACCAAAACACGTTAACACGCGCGACATCATCACATGTATTGCCGTCGATTACAATGTAAAACTATCCGAACTCATAGAACATTTCCAATTTTCGCAAGAAGACTTTAACTATGGGTTGTGCACATGCATAGAAGAAGGTAACGACCCGTCCGAGTTTGTAGACCATGCCAACAATTATGACATCGCGTTGTATAAGCGATATGGCGCTGTTGTGATAAACAACGATGTGCCGGTAGGCATATCCAACGATGTGCCGGTAGGCATATCCAACGATGTGCCGGTAGGCATATCCAACGATG